ATGATGTGTGAGACACGATCAAGATTTACCGTTGGTCCCGATGGATGGTTCAGCTCACCAAGAGCACGACCCTTAGTAACATATTCATTGATATATCTTTTGCATTCCTTTAGCAAAGTTCCCTGGGGATAAACACGCCCATTTCTGTTCTTTGTTTCGGCTTGCATGAAAACACCTTCAATGAAGTATGTTTTATCTCCATTGCCTACATTTTCCTTAATGTACTTGATGTCTTCTGTGATTTCTGTTATGAGTTTCATTGCTTGTTTTCTTTGGAATTATTTTGCGAATTTTCATTCACATTGTGCAATAATTTTTTTGCAACGGACTGATACATGGTTTCGATCTTTTTACCGGTCTTCTCATAAAGAATTTTACTGGTATTTTCCTTGAAGGCTACGACGTTTTCGTCAACCATGTTTTTGATAATTTCTTTTACTCTTGTGTTCATTTGCTCAATACCTTTGTTTTGTTGTAAAATTCAAGATGTTCTTCGAAAGTCTGTTTGTCTTTAAAAATTTCTTCAGCCATTTTTTGTCTATTTTGGACATTTAGGCTATCAAACAAACTTTTAATTGCCTTAACTTCATTCTCCGTTATATTTATAACACTATCATTTTTTAATTTAATTTTTGAACAATTTTTTGAATCATAAGATTCCAAAAAACCGACAAAGATGCTCATATCAGGAGTATTCTGTGTTTCTTTAAATTTTAAATCTTTCAATAAAGACTTTTTAAATTGAAAATTTAAATACTCTACGCTTTCATTTAACTTAAATGAAAGCACATCAATTAATGATTTTTTAAATTGGGTTTCATTTTCCTCCAAGAGGTAGTGAAATCCATTTTTGAGCATCATATCTGATATTCTCATTGTTCTTGCCCTTGCTGTTCTGCTGCTGCTTGTTGTTGTGCCATCAATGCCATCTGTTCATTTTGCATTCTCTGGCGGTCTACTTCCATTTCCTTATCCATTTGCTGCATATCTTGTTCTGTCTGTCTTAGGATATTCTTTCTGATGTAATTTGAGGAAAAATATCTTCCGACAAATGGATCAACAAATTGAAGCATTTTAAGCCTTTCCGCCAAAATTTCAGATTCCTTCAGATCCCAAAAGTAATTATCAGTATTAAAAATTATTTTAATCTCTGGGCGCAATTCATCCCAGTCGTCTTGTGTCATTACTCCCTTAAGAATCAATTGTACTCTTAAGAAATCTAAGAAGAGTTTGCTAAACTGATGGCGTATTCTTTCAATAAATTTGTAGAATTTTACTTCCTCGCGGGTTATCTCAACCGAGCGACCCATGTTGAATCCGGTTTGATCCGACATCAATCTGCTTAGTGGGACATTTAGTGAGGCATATAATTTCTTTTTAAAGTACTCAACGTCTTCGATCTGAGACATTGCGTTTCCACCGGGAAGAGTGGTGATCTGAGTCCCGTTTGATCCTTCTCTTCTTGGAATCCAGTAATCTTCCAAAACAGAGAGGTGATTTCTCTCATCTCTAACTTCACCTGTTGCCTGATTGTACGTGAGCCTGGTTCTAAAACGACTCATCATGTCTCTAACATATTGCTCTGCCTTTTGTTTTGGCAGCTGGCCTACGTCAACGTAGAAAACTCTTCTTTCCGGTGCTCTGGCAACTCTATAAACCAATAGCGAGTCTTCGAGCTGACGCAACATGTTGAGAGGTCGGATGGCTTTATGGAGATACCCCAGTACTCTTTTGGTGTTGAGATCAACAATTCCAGAAGGAACATAAACAACACTGTCGGTGGACAGATGTAGTCCCCCTGGTCCAGTTAACATGTATGTTTCTTTATCTGTATTTGTATAAAGATAATACTCTTCTATTTTTTTAATTACACTTACTTGAGTGTTGCCCACTTTCTCTTGTTTCTTTTCTACCTTTCTTATTTTTTTAATTTTAAGAGGGTCGAGAGGAATAATTTCTTTGATACCATCGACAGGTTGATCTTTATCAATTACGATGTTGTAGAATATTCTTGAGTCAATATACCATCTTCTGAATATTTCATAGGATTTATTATTAAAATCCAGCATATGAATAATATTCTCAAACTCTTTATATATCTTTGTCTTGATTGGATCAGAAATGGGCAAATCTCGCAAATCAAGCTTTACGGTTTTTCTATCGGTTCCCAGAACAATTGCTGCGTTAGTAATTTCATCGATTGCATTGTCCACTTCTGGATATATGGACATATTTCTATATTGAATAATTGACGCACCTTCATCACGAAGGTTTGCTGCATAATCTAGAGCTGTTCCAAAAAATCCACCAGCCTCAATGGTTACCGTTCCATCAAAAATTTCAGGAGCTGCAATGTTTTTTGCAACCAAATCCTTTGATTGGATGTTGTCTGGCTTTTTTTTGCCGAACTCAAATCCAAATATATCAATTTCCATTAATAAATTCCTTTGCTTTCATGTTTATTTACACAAGAATTACCTGGTGATATTTTGATCGGTTACACCCAAAATACTTAATGTATCATAAACAAAAACTACGTTAAATGTATTTATTACGTTTGGACGAGCCATATTAAATGATACTTCATTAATTGATCTGGGCCAGAGACCATTTAGTATAAATGTTTTTAACACACCACCGTTTAAATCTAAGTGCCTAACAGTCCAACTTACTTTATAGGCATTTTCATTTCTCTCGAATATCGTCAAATTAGTTTGGTGATTGTTTATGTTATTGTGCCAATTTTGAAATTGTCTCCATAGATTATTTTGAGAAGCAACAAGATTTGGGTTATCATCCATTACCGAAACTGACCACGTAGAGTAAAGTTTTTCACCGGGATAGTGATATTTTCTTCCAAAATAATCGTAAGAAACCGTACTGGTTTGCAATGTTGGGATTAGAGTAGATCTTACATGGAGATATTGTGTTCCACTTACCGGGTTATTGTTTTGATTTTGTTGATTATTTGCAGCCGTTGGAAAATTTCCAGTTATTAAAAATCTGTTTTGCCTTGTTCCGCCAAAAAAAGATGTTTTAAATTCATTTAAAGACATTTTTAGGTTCCTAATCCTTTTATTATTTTAATGTAATCAAATGTCAATGTTACATCAAACGTTACAAAATCAGAAGACCCAAGATCAAAATTTATTCCACCCACTTCGCTGGGCCAGCAATTAACCAATTCGATCTGTCTGATTATAGAAGCACCGGGTGTGCCACCTGCAGTAGTACTGCTTGTTGATCCAGCACCATTTAAATTTGTTTGACTTACAAACCAGTTTCTTTTCAACATTCTATATGCAAAATCATTATTGTGTACATTGTGTGTTAAGTGCCCATCCAACGCCTCTTTCCAACGCTGAAACATCAACCACAAGAGTTTATCATTATCATCATATATTTTTATTGGCCATACAGAATATTGACGATCACCAGCATAATACGCCATTCTACCTCTATATGGTACACCTATTACACCTACATCGGACTTTGGAAGAGATGCAGAGGCTATGCTGATTCTACCTTTTTGGAGCGGATTTAGACCACTTGGTACTGGAACGCCAGCTGGAAAGGCAGAGTCCACAATAAACCTGTTTGCACGGGTTCCACCTTTAAATACTGTCTTAAAATTATTTAAGGAATTTGGTGTTAAGGACATATTATTGTGTTAGGTTAATATTAAGTACGAAGTTTGTGTTTCCTGCAAGTGGTTTTAAGGACATGAAAATATTCAATGTTGAAGAATTATTAATATTATTTGTAGTATCACATGTAATCTGTGTTTGTGTTGTATCCAAAAACGACGCATATTGCGTTAAGTAATTTTCAATATCTGCAACCAAGAGTGTTCTTGTGGTTTCGTTGTTTATTTCATAAAGATAATTTATGGCAATATTAGTAACATCTCTCTTTACAACAGTTTTTAGCTGTGCTGGACCGACACGTTCATCTACAATTGGTTCACTGCTAGATGCAGTGCAACCTACTAGATCGCTTCCTAAAAATTTTGTAGTAAAATTTAACACATAGTTTACTCTGGATGTCTTTAAAATATTCTTTAGAGTAGAATCAGACCAGTTAACTGCAGGAGAAACATCACCATTCAAAATATAACCTCTACTGCTTCCGGCCACAGATAAAAATTCTTCATTTCTTGATTTTGCTCTTGTAAATATACCCGCAACATCTGGTGTCAGTGCATGGGTGTATGTCAATGTTCCGTTAGCAAGAAGCGAAGGAACACTTAAATTTGTTCTCGTTTTTTGTCCATACACTGAGAATACTCTATCGGCTACGGTTGCCCCAGAAACAAATGCTTGGTCGGCCAATAAGCTGGCACCATTGGTATATCCCAAACCAACTTGAGTTGTAGGAAATATTCCAACTGTGTATGGTGATTCATTTTTTAACCAATTTTGAGATCTGGCAAACCCAGCACTATAGCCATCCGGACCACAAATTCCCATAATTAAATCAATTTCTTGATCTTCGTTTGTGATAAAACTATACAATCCTGCGGTAGTTCCAGCAATTACAATGTTTCCACCATAAGCAAGATAATCTAAAACATGCAAAAATTCATTTCCCACGCCAGAATTACTGAATTTTACTGCTGTAGTGTTATCATTAATAAAAAATCCAAATGTATTTGCGGTTCCGGTTGAGTTTATCAAAACTTCGGCAGATGAAGCACAATTTCCAATTAGATTTAAATCGCTGATGAAATCAAAGGGATTTGTATAATAAACATATGTATCACCAGTTGTTCCAGACGCCGGATTGCTGAGTCTTGCTTTGGAATAAATCAGCCAACCAAATAGATTTCCTGGATTGTTGGTGACATTTCCACCGCTAAAAGTTGGAGCCTGGTAAGTAAATCCAGTGATGTACGCACAGTTCAACTTACTTGTTGTTGCTGGCGTTTCTGTGGTATATTGGTTTGGGCTGGTAAATGAGGTAAAAGATGGCATAGTTTTCCCTTTTTATCAATATTATTTAGTAAAAATTACACCTTCTTCCACACCACCTTTCCGTCAAAAAATTCATCTTCCTCTAAATCTTGATCAGAAACCATGAAGAGCGTGTTATCATCTTCGGGTTTTTTTGCCTCTTCATAATTAAACTTTGCACTCTCTATAAGATCGGCAAAATATTCCTGCCTAGAAAGCCACGCAAAAAAGACTAAGGTCATTACCAAGTCATCATTGTGGCCATCTTCGGCTTTAAAGGTATTTGATTTAGATACGAATGTCATCAACTCTGATAAAATTCGTTCGTCATTCAAAAATATCTTATCTTCTTCAACCAATCTTTTTAAAATTGCACAACCAATCTTTTTAGTTTGTGCGGTGGTACGCAATCCCATCTCACTTTTTCCACCCGCAAATCCTTGTGAAAGAATTTGACCCTTTCTTCCAGAAATTTTGGTCATCAATAAATTTTCATATTCAAGATCATTGTATAAAATGGATGACACCTGACCGCCAATATCGTTTGTTTCGATTAAAACATAAGCGTTATTGTATTTTTCTGCTGCTGCTTTTATTATATTTGGAAAATTAAATGGACTTACAATATTATTTCTGTAAGAAGCAACTACTTTATATGGTGCTGTGGTGGCATCTATTATGGTAAAAGCAGAATAGTCGGATCCCTGACCTCTAGAAACATCTGCCTGTAGGAAATATATATTGTCTTTCTTTGCTGTTTCAAATATTCTTAGACCTTCTGATGTTTCCTCCAAATATTCCTCTGGAGCCAAAACATTTAATTTTGAAGTTGCAACTAAAGTATTGGAAGAACCTAAAAAGCTGCAACCATACTCCTGCTCAAATTGCTCTGGACTGGTATTTGCTATTTGTTCTGCTGCCCACACATCGTCTCTTTTTGGGCCTCCCGGTGTTATGGGAACATCT